CTAAATGTATCTTCACCTAATGATAAACCGCTGCCATCTGCTTTATCTACCCTATCCCAAATTAAATGATTCTTCAAACATCTAATAGCTTCAGCATCCACACTATTATCAACTACCGTTACTTGTGCCTCACATGTCGGGAACGTACACCAACGAACAGAACCGCCCTCAATTTTGCCAGTAAATAATAAGCGGTCCGAACCATCAGCATTTAAACAGCAAGTATCATAAATCAATACTTCAATGCCTGCAATATTTGGATTAGGCGCGTTTATTATTTGCTGTTTGATATATTCGTAGGTATCGCCAACAACAGTTAATTCAGGGGCAAATGAAAACGCAGAATCGCCCGCTTCATCTTTGCGGCGAAATACAAAACTTGCTGATTCAGTACCGTTGAAGTTATCTAAGTCCTGAGGTATGCCATCAAAATAAATTAGTAAACCGTTCATTTAAGTATTGAATATGTTAACGCCCCCAAAGATACACTAATAAACGCGTAAGTTGTTATTTTCCACGCTTTTTTAAGACGCGTTTCTTTTTTCAATTGCTTTGCATAGTCATTGCAGATTATATTACCGCGCTCGTAACTTTGAATCATTTCATCTTTTAATTTTAGCATGTCGCTTTGCATATTATAATTATCATTTAGCGTTTTTTTAAGCCTTTCTGACTGATATAATAAACTATCACAATCAACAGCTCTATTAACACATTCGCCGTATGCAATTTTATAAGCATCCAAACTATCAAAACGTGCTGCGATATATTCAGCATAATCGCGGCTTATTAAAAAACCGTTATCGACCTTTGTAATCTGACATGAGGCGGCCAATGAGCAAAGTGTCAGAAACATTATCGTAATTAACAATCGGTACTTTAATAATCTTAATTCGGGATAGGTCATATCTAAACTGTTTTATTTGTTTGTCTAATGTAGTCTGCATCGTGTCTATATGTGCTTGCAAGCTATCTGATTTTGTCACAAATTTAGCATATATTTGTGACAAACTGTCACGGGTTTGTTGTTCATTTTTTTGTATCTGTTTGTGTAATTTATTTGAGTTATCAATAAAAATATAAAGCAATACAGATACTAAAATGATAACAGTTATAATTAAATATTTCATTTCTTTACTAAGTTTAAAGCAATAGCAACCGCTTGTTCTTGCGGTTTACCTTCAGCTATCAAAGTTCTAATGTTTCTTTGAATACATTTGTTATCGCCGGGTAAGCATTTGATTAGTGGCATAGCATTATAATGTTTAAATGTTTATACAAAATTATGTTATTTTGACCAATTACGCGAAAAGTTTTTACGCGCCTGTCTATGTTCTACAATTCTAAATATACCGTTAGCATTCGCGCTAACTGTTGTTTTAGGCATGTACTTTGGCAGTTCGGTTAAAACATTTTCAATACGTTCTAATCTGTTTTCTAAGCCGCCGTAAGTTTGCGCCACGTTTACAAATATAGACTTTTGCCCTAACTCATTACTAAGTGAAACATTATCGCCAAACGCACCTAAAGCATTTTTAATGCCGCCTTGCTGATATGCTTTAGAAAATGTATTAAGTACATCCGCTGGTATTCTGTTATTGTGTACGGCGCTAAGTACATCCCAATACTTATTATTTGTATCGGTTGTAATTACGCGTTCACCTTCGTTAAGCATCGCTGGTATTGTGTCGCGCCCTGCTTTATTGTTGCCGCGTTCAAGGTATTCAACACCATGAAAGAAAGCATTGCCAGCAGCTACACGCGCCTGTGCTAAGCCTGCAATAAGTGACGCAAGTGTTAATGCAATTGTAACAGGTGCAGCCGCTCCACCTTCAGCCGCCGCCTTTGAAATTGCTATTGCCGCGTTAATTGCTAACTGTACCTGTGCTATTGTTTTTTCACGTTCAACCGCGCGCGCCCTTTCATTTTCTAAATTTTCTAAACGTTCTTTTTCTATTTCTAATTGCCGGGCGTTGTAATCTTCACTATTAGCGCGAATTTCATCTAATGCTGATTTGCTTTTATCTATTGCTTTGTCAAGGCCACTAATGTAGGCTTGAACTTGAGCGTTAAGAACTGAAAATACAGAATCAGAAACGCCCGTAATTAAAGAAGCGGTTTGTTCTATTAGTTCTTTTTGCTTATCGGTTAAGCCTTTAAGTTTTTCAGTAGTATCAGCTGATTTATTATCTAATTCAACTAATTTTAAATTTACTTCTGAAATTTGCTTATCAATATCAGATACTAATTTTTCATCGCCCGTTGCTACTGCTAAAGTTCTAAGTTGATTTAATAGCTTTATTTTTTCATTTAAAATCTTTTTATTATTTTCAATTTCTAAATCTAAACGGCGCTTATCAAAATCTTTATTGATTTTTTCTTCTTCTTCTTTATTGCCTTTTACAGATGTTAGTAACAATTGACGTTCTTTTTCTAATGCAATAAGCTGATAATTCAGTTGTGTTTCTAACTGGTTTTCTAATATTGAATTGCGGTCTTTGTATATTTTTTCATTATCAGACATTACAGCTTTAACTAATTTCTTAGCTTCATCTTGCAATTTTTTAGAAAATTTCTTAATAGTTTTTTCATTCTTAGCTTCTCTATCAGCTATAAACTTATAATATGTATCGTAAAATTCTTTACGCTTGTTAATGTTTTCTTGTTGCATTAGCGTTATTTCAGATTCAGATAAGCCAAGTTCTTTTTGATATTCAATTTTTAAGGCTTCTAAAACATCTATTAGTTTTATTTCAGCCTTTAATCTCGCTTCAGTATTTTCTTGAGTTTTTAATATTTCAACCTGTAAAGCATTTTCAACGTTTTGCAATTCTTCTTGAATGCCTTTTAGCTTATCGGCCTTTTGTTTATCAATACCTTTTTGTAGTAAATCATTTATCTTTTTTTGCGTATCTTGTTCAAGTTCTATAATTTGTTGTGACTGATATGTCCATAATGCCCCGCGTTCTTCGGTTTGCATATCATATTTTTGTTTTAATAATCTTGCTTTTTGGTCTTCATTATCAAATTCAGCTTCCCTTAATTGCTTTAGCGTTTCTTCTTGCTTTATCTTTAATTCTAAATCGCGTTTTTCAGTTTGTCGCATAATTTCTTTACGCTCAATTTCTCTACTTTCTTCTAATGCTTTAACAGTATCGCCCCTAAGTTTAACTGAAATTCTTTGTGACTTATACTGTAAATCAGCAATAGAATCTAATCTATCCTGTTCTTCTTTTAGCATTTCATCAGATGTTTCTTTATACACCTTTACTAATTCACGCCTTTTTTTCTGTTCTTCATCTGATAAATAACCGCGTTCATTTTCTATATTTTGCAATTTTCTTAATTCTACTTCGGCTAATTGCAAACGTTCTTTATAATCTAATGTAGTATCATTTATTTTTTCCATATTTTTTGCAGTAGTATTAGTACTTGCAATTAAATCACTAAAAAATTCTATTATCGGACCAGCTAAAGTCAAAATAAAACCAAAAGGTATAGCCGATGTTAAAGCCCTAAACGCAAAACCTAATGTACTAACAACGCGGCGCATTTGACCTAAACTTCTTACACCTGTTACTAAAGATTGGCCAAAATTACGCTGCTGTGTTGCAGCTCTACCACTACTAACTGCTATCTGCTGATTAGTAGTGTTTATTTGTTTACTTACTGCTACACCCGCCTTAGATTCAGTATTTAGCCTTTTTTGCGTTTTAACTAATGTATCACGTTTTTGATTTAGCTGTTCAACACCGTTAGCTTCAGTACTTAAAATGTTAACTAAATTGCTTTGTGCTGATTCTAATTCATCAGTAACATCAACGCCCTGCTCCATTGCGCTATTAAGTTCTTCAATACTTGAAATAGCTGAATTTATTTCACTTTGAAACTGTGAAGCATTAAATTCTAAACTATAAACATCTTTAATTTCTGCCATTACTTTTTGTTTATTTTTTTATTAGCCTGTTCGGCCCTATCATTGTCTTTTAATATCTGTTCTAATGCGCTGTAATAATCACGTATAACCCAAAACCTAACATTTGCCATTTGCACCGGGTCACCCTTTGTTATAATATAATCGTTTTCGCGGTTTTGTTCTTTCAGTTTTTGTATTGCGTGTTGATATGTTTGCGGTTTCTTTTTTGCTTTTACGTTAGGTTCAATTTTGTTTAGCCGTGGAAAATTTAATCTTTTAAAGCGCTCGAACCTTTCAAAATTTGTTCTATACTGTTCAAAAAAAAAGCGCGCAGTTCATCATCTTTTTTAATTGCATCCATTTTGCGCTGCTGTGTTTCGCTGTTTATTATGTATGGGTTTTCATTGTCAATAAAAAAGAAATACAATCCAGCTTCTAATAATAGGTCGTCAATCTTTACATTTTTAAGCCTATACAGAATATCATTCAATTGGTCTTTAGACTTTGTGTGAAATTCTTTTAGCTTATCGCGGGTCATATTTTGCCACGGCATATCCTCAACCGTTTCTAACATGCCGTTTAGTTTTTCAACAACTTCTGTTTTGTTAATGCCAAAATCAATAGCGGTCATTGCTTCTTCAATCCTTTGCGCACGTTCACGTGTTAGGTTTGCAGGATTCTTTAAAATGTAAAAGTTATTACCAGCGCGGTCAGTAAATACTCTTGTCAATTCTATGCGCTGCTTTGTAGTTTCGGGAATGTAGGTTTTAAGCCACTTCTGGTAATTACTTTCGTTTTGTTCTGCCCTGTTTCGTTTTCTAAAAATCATGTGTATTTAATTTGGTTGTAAAGTTAGCGCAAAAAAAGATAAAATATTTTATAAAATTTTTATAAAATTATTTGCAGTTCTGAAAATTAGGTGTAATTTTGTATCAACAAATAAGGGAACGGAATTATTTAAACTTCAAAAAACTTCAAGATTATGACAACTTCAACTTTATCTACTGAAACTTACTTTGATGGTATCGCTAACATTACAACTTATTCTTTCTTTATTATATCTACTGAAACAAAAGTTCCAATCGGAGAATATCAAATTTGGGTTGAAGAATGCGATGGCGAAGTTTGTGTAAAATATGTTTTTGATACTTATGTTTCTAAAGAAAAATTTTTTTCTGATGAATTGGATGCACACATGTACGCTATGTCACTTGTAAAAAAATTCAAAGCAAAATACAACTAACTTATCAAAGGTTTTCGGTCAACCTACAAAACCGAACTTTTTAACACTTAAAACTTCACATCATGAAAACACTACTTTTTATTTTACTATTTAGCGCCGCAGCATACGCGCAAACAGACACTATGTACTGCATTCAGATACTTAGCACACGACACCCTGAATTTATACGCGCTGAACATTTAGCGATGTGCACACTTGAACAGGCGCAAGTAGAACAAACAGATAGCTTATACCGGATTATGTTTGTTTACAACACACTTGAAGAGGCTGAAATAATGCTAACCACGTGGAAGCGCGCACACAAAGACGCTTTTATTTGCCGCCGTACATCACAACAAGTTTTAAACTTTTATCAATTCTACACTTATGATTAAGCATGTAAGCATTAAGCAAAACAACCACCGTAACAAAAGCGGCATATTACAAAAATTTTTATCGGAAGCGCAAAAGTATAAGCCGTTAACATTTGAACAAGAACGTACCGCAACACGCGAGCAGCTGATAAATCATAATATGTTATTTGCCGCCTCAATAGCTTTTAGATATGATAACGCGCAAATAGATATTATGGATTTAGTAAGTGAGGCTATGTTAGGTTTAATTAAAGCCTCCGATACATTTAACCCAACGTTTGAAAATAAATTTATTAGCTATGCGCTATTTCACATTCAGCAGCATATCAAAGAATTTATTGATACTAAGAAAAATGTTGTTAGATACCCGCACAGGCTGCAACAAATTAAATACGCTATTGCTAATATTCAGGAACCTGACACCGAAGCGCTGGCAAAACGTTTTAACGTTAAAGAGCGCGTTGTAAAATCAGCGCAATGTATAGCAGGCTTTGTTAGCTTAGATGAAACAAATGAAGATGGCGACAAAATATATCAGGTTGCATCAGATGACCTTTGTGATAAGCATGTTTTAAAGTTAGAACAAAATGAACTTTACAAAGATGTTACCCGGTGCTTAACTGCCAAAGAATTAGAAGTTTTAAGGTATAGATATTTTGATTCGTTCCCTCAAGAACTTACACAGGTTAGCCAAAAAATGAATATTAGCCGTGAACGCGTTAGGCAAATTCAAGAACAGGCATTAAAAAAAATACGAAATAAATATGCAAACGGAATCTAAATGGATACGCGAACTAATATTAAGCGGTCAAACTGATAATATTGAATTGGGTTTAATCCTGAATGATTCTTTTAACTATTTTCCGTTAACACGTAAGTTTTACAGAAAACATAAGCGCTTTAAATTCTGGCAGCCATCGCGGCATTATTCTGTATTAGAATCAGAATCACGTTATTATGCATGGGTTGCCCTATTGAATAACGAACTTAAAACGCATCGCGCTTACTTTTGGTTAGACTTTAAAGAACCAAAGTATAAAACGCCATGGCAACATTGGCAGCTGCATATTACTAATTATTTCAAATGGCCTTATAATGGCCCAATGTTTACAGGCGGCGGCCATCCTTATACTACTATGTTTGCACGATGGCGTAATTAGCACCTTATTTTAGTTTAAAGGCTTAAAGTAACATAACAATATTTATATTTTACTTTGCGGCCTTAAAGTAACATAACTTTTTATACAGCTATGTTCACAAAATACTAATGTTCATTTTACGTGAACGTTAATACATTTTACCATTAGCTAAAAACTTATCAGCCCAAACGTTAACCTGCTCTACGTAAAAATCGCCATTGTCAGTTATATTGACGATGGCGAAACCATTAGCCCACAATTGGCGCTGAAACCTTGGCATGCAACTAAATCCTTTAGACTTTATATCATATAACCCACCAATGTTAAACGCGGCCCTATTGCCTGAATGATAGCATTGAACCCGATGCGTATGGCCAAACATAACTGAATGTTGCGTTTTGTCTAAGTGCGCCTTAGCCGCATGTATAGATGTGTAAACTCCGTGAACTATATCTAAGTGTTTGCCCAACGTGAAATAATCAGATTGCCAATCTGTTTTAACTTCCCATCCACGTTCGTACAGGTATAATGCATCAGTAGGATTTATTAAAGCGCCGCCGTATTTAGCATTATCTTTTTCTTTGATATGCCTAAAGTAGCGGTCTTCATGGTTGCCAAATAGAAAATACTTCTTTGCGCCTTTGAACGCGCTGTTAATATCATCAATACCCTGCAATCCGTCTATGTATTCATCCTGTAATGTTAGGCCCGATAAGTTAGCTAATGATTCAGCATTATAGCTGCCAAGTGTATAAAGGTCTAAATAATCACCCGCTAAAACAATGCCGTGTAAATTCGTGCCAAGTTCAGATATTAGCCTCAGTAGCTTTTGCCATAGTATCTGATTATGAAACGGTCTGTGTACATCACTAACAACTAACCAGCGCTGCAAACTTTTGTTTTGTCGGCGCTTTTCATTTATTAGGTTTTTCCAATATTCTACTTCTTCATTAGAATGTACTTTAATTTTGGGGCGGTAAATCATAGGATTATAGTTTTATATCTTGACAAAACGTATTGAGTAAATACCTCAAATTGTCTAATAAGTCAGCCTGTCGTTCTTCTCCTTTGCCTTTAATGATTCGGCGGCTATTATCGGATTTGATACGCAAACAATCCATACGTAAACCCGGGCATTTGTCTTCATAAATCTGAAAGTCGGGGCACATGCTTATAATAGTATTCGTTTGCACGTACGATTCAGCATGCAGCGGATTAGCTTTAGGCACTACAAAGAACCGCGCGGGTAACTGCAATTCTTCTTGTATTATTTCGTAATAGGTTTTAGAAACGCGCTGCCTACCATCGGAACGGTCACCTGATGCATCACCTGTAATCAGTAGCGGAATAGTACAGGGGTAAATAGCAGTATCGGACCAGCGCCCGATTTTCTTATTTGTTTCTGCAAATACCCATTCGCGAAACGCTTGACACGTGTCATAGATTGAAGCCTCGCCGCGTTCTTCACTACCTATCTTAAATTCTTTAACGATGTGAACACCGTAACGATAACGTGAACGTGCTGATATATCAGGCGCCAATGTAGTTTTGCGCATAACGGCGGCGGTCATTGGTATTTTGTTAAAGTCAAACGAAACGTAAATCTGCTCAGTTTCCCAATTAATTTTCTTTGAAGGCTGAAATACTTTTTGTTGTATGCTTTTATCTTTTAAAACATAAACCCATGCTTCACCCGAATAGTCAACAAAAACAGATTTATATTCCTGTTCAAATGTTAAGCGGTCCAAATCGCGGCTGGCATCTGCTACTTCATCTGGGTCTATGTTTGGGTTATCGGTTGTTTCCATTCGGAATGTAATCCAACTGTCAGAACCGTTTTCACTTTGTGGCAAGTCTATGTCATTATAACAGTTCTTTTCAACATTGCCAGCCTTTGCACCATTGCGACATAGTTCATACCAGTAGTTATCTTTGCCCGCTGCTGTACCAATAAAAAACGCCTCACCTTTGTAGTCAGTTAAGGTAGGGCGTGCAACTGTTTTCCAATGATATTCTAATATATGTGAAGGTATCTTTTGCGTTTCTTCATATATTACCCGGTGATACTTTCGCCCGCGCCCTTTGTCCTTTCGCCCTTCATCGCCGATTGACCAGACTTCTAAAACGCCGCCATTGAGAAACTGCATTATCTTTGAAGTTTCATCTTTGTGCTTAATAATGCCGCCTTCACCAATTGTTTTATAAGTATCTACTATCTTATTCCAGCTTTGTGCAAAATCTTTGAAGTCATCGACAAAGATACCAACAAACTTACCTTCAAACACGGCAGGGCTTATAAGCGGTAAGGCAACCGATGTAATAAGTTCAGTTTTGCCAAAACGGCGCGCGCAAACAATACAGTTAAACCTGCGCTTATTATCTAATATTCGTTTTTGCCCGGTGTGCGGCTTAAACAGTTGTATGTTTATGTTACGCGGCACTACTTAGCTTCAGGTGGGTACTGAATATTTATGTTAATGTTTTTGTCATCTTGCGTTTCGCCCTTCGGTTCTATTATTCCATAGTTAAACCCTAACAATAGTTTAGTAATTGCAGGATTTGACTTGCCATCTAAACCCCTTACTACTTTGTTTGTTAGTATTTTATGTTTCGCCCGCGCTATAAATACCGAAAATTCAGGCCTTTCGGCGTAATTCAAAAGCGTATCAGCATCACAATCTAAAAAATCAGCTAAACCATAGATAGTGTATGGTATTGGGTCTGGCAAATCAATTACTTCATAATAGTCACGTGTTTTTACAACTTCTTTTTTTGTACGTGAATCGCAATAATCAAAATAGGCTTCAATTTTACTTTGCAGTTCTTCGGGCGTTTTAAATAACAGTTTTCTACCTGCAATTCCTTTCATATTTTCGTTTTAAGCAACTTTTAATAAGTTTTGATATCTACACATCACTTTAATATAAAAATGCCTTAAAACAGCTTTTAAATAAGTTTTAAGACTATATCTATATTATTATTAGTATTATTATTTATATTATTATTATTATTTATTATTATTGTTAACACTTGTTACATTAAGTGTAACACATAACTTATTGATATATAGTACATGTTACGTGTTTACACCTGTTACGCTATATTCTACGCACATATGTATTTTTTAGTTTAAATACGCATGTGTGTGTATGCGTCGTATGTGAGAAAAACCCCGTAACGGGTGTTAACAGCGTAACAAAACTAATAATCAAACAGTTAGGTGTTACATGCTGCGTAACCTGTGTTAACATTTCAAATAAAAAAACCGCTGCACTTGTTGAACAGCGGTTAGCGGCAAACCG